ACAGTAATTTCGTCTTTGCTAACTACACTCTTAAGTTTGTTACCTCAATTGATAACAGGCCTTGTAGATTTAGTGAGCCAACTTTTGCTCCATTTACCGGAGATTATTGCCGGCATTTTGAATGCATTACCGAGTATTATTTCTACTCTTATTTCTGCACTTTTAGGCTGTATTCCTCAGCTCGTTTCTGGCTGCATACAGCTCGTGATGGGACTGGTCACAAATCTTCCCCAAATCATTGCATCGCTTATAAAAGCAGTACCAACGATTATAACTTCTGTCGTGAAGGCTCTGCTTTCAGGTTTAGGTAAGATTGTCGAGGTCGGCAAAAACATCGTAGAGGGTTTGTGGAACGGTATTAAAAACGCAGCCTCTTGGTTGTGGGATAAGGTATCGGGTTGGCTTGGTGACTTATGGGACGGCGTGCTTGGATTCTTTGGCATCGCATCACCTTCTAAAAAGTTCAGGGATGTCGTTGGTAAGAACCTCGTTTTAGGCCTCGCAAAAGGTATCACAGACGAAGGTTCAACTGCTGTGAATGCTGCCGAGGATTTGGCGAAAGACATCTCAAATGTCAATTTCAGTCCGGGCGGTATAGATTACTCAAGTATTGCAGCGGATATCAGCAAAGCCGTACCTAGTGACTTTGAGGCACAGGTAAATGCTTCAGTAATGGGCAACACAAACCTTACCGCAGGTGGCGGATTCGGAAGAACTACAACACCTACATTTAACAACACTTTTTCATTTGGCAATGTAACTATTAACAACGGCGATGATATTGAAAACATCGCACATAGAGTGTCTGACATTATAGTGTCTGACATCATGATTAAGGGAGGTGCTTATGCATAATGAGCAGATATAATTTCAAGTTTGGAGATAATTGGATAAGCGAGCTTGGTGTAATAAGCACCGAAACTCCACCTATTGAGATAGCCGAGCGAGATTGTTCTATGGTCGATATTCCGGGAAGAGACGGTAGTGACTACATAGACAACGGACGATACTTAAATGTTGAGTTTACTCGTGAGGTTTCTCTCATAGGTAGGAAAAACTTTCCTGTAGAAGAAAAAGCAGCTCGCTTTGTAAACAGCTTTGCCTATCTCCACGGATACCATACATTTGAGGATACAGACCATAACGATATGTATACCGAAGCCGTACTTATGAATTTAGCAGAGGTTAATCGTGATATGCGTACCCTTAACACGGCAAAGCTCAAGTTTTCTAGAAAGCCATATTGGTACCTGAAATCAGGTCAAGAAATGGTTTCTTACACACGAGAAGAGGGTTACGCAGGGGTATCGTTATTTAACCCCTTCGGAGCTTCGGCTCTACCTTATTTCAAGTTCAAACTCCTCACCACAGAAGCTATGTCTGGCACAATTGCAGTTCAGGTCACAACTACCCTTGATGGAGTCCGAATCACAAAAGACTTTTCATACACCTTTAATTGGGGTGAAAAATACTGCTACTTTGTAATTGATGTAGAAAACCGAAGAATAACGGTCGAAAACAATCAAGGCCGTGTTCTTAAGTATGTGGATGGTGAGGTTCCTTGTGAGCTTGGCCCCACAAAGTCGATTATAAAGCTGACTAGCAGTAACCCTGTAGAAACAATGAGTATTGCTCCTAGATGGAGGTGCTTATAGTGCTACCAAAACTCTACGATGAACTCTCCACTTCCGACTTCAATTACACCTTTTTAGGCACGCTTAATCGCTGTACTAAATGTGAAGTTAAAGAAGTACGAAACGGAGCATACACGCTGACAATGGAAACAACCGTCAATGACGACTGTGCAGAGATGATTTTGTCACAGCGTTTGATAGGAGTTAAACCCAACCCCACCGATGATATGCAGTTGTTTGAAATTCAAAAAACCACTCGTACCATTGATGGTTTTATTAAGGTTGAAGCAAAACACATCAAAAATCTGTGTTTTCAGATCTGTTCTGAAGGTGACCTAACAACCGAGGGTAATAAAACCGTTGTTAGCTGTACCCCTCTTGAAGCTTGGGAGCTACTCAAAAACGAATATATAACTTCTGACATCCCATTTACTTTCACTTCTGATATAACAACAAAAGCAAACTTCTCTATCGGTTTAGATAGCCCGGAAACTCTCGGTAATATTCTCGGCGGTAAAGAAGGAGCGTTTACTGATTTATGGAACGGTGAGTATCATTGGGATAACCTCAATATTTCTTTTAACCGTGAGCGTGGTAGTATCAGCTCATTTCAAATCCGCTACGGGCAGAATGTATCTGATGCATCACAGGTTGAGTCTTGTGAATCCACCTATTCTCATGTCTTACCTTACGGTAAAGTTGCAAACGGAAACAAAAAAATCAACTTTTTTGCTCCGCTTCTTGAGATTGAAAACTCACATTCAAAATATACAAAAGTCTATATGTGCGATTGTACAGATTTCTTGGAATCATACGAAGTCGGAGATAAAGGTGAAGGATACAGCGAAGTACAAACAGCCATGACTGAATACGCAAAAAACTACGCTGCAGTTAATCGACTAGGTGAACCCTCATTAAGTATTTCTGTATCTTTTAGACCAATCCTCGATGATATGGCTAGCGTTAGCCTATGTGATACTGTCGAGGTTATCCTCGATAATTTTGGTACAAAAGCAAGAGCTAAAATAGTCGAAGCAACCTATGATGCCTTACTTGAGCGTTGGGAAAGCCTCGTTATAGGAACTCCAACAATCACAGTAGCAGACATCATACTTAATAAAAGGAGGTATATACAGTGAACCTTGAACATTCAATAATCATCGACCTGTGCAGAGTTACCCCCACAAAGGTAATAAAACTACATCAAGGCGATAAAAACAGCGTCAAATTGGCGGTAACTATAACAAAAAACGGAACAGCTCAATCGCTCTCAAATGTAACTGCCAAGTATGATGCCACCATTTCAAACTATCTTGCCGAAGCCGAGGCAACCGCTACTATTGACGGTAACATCGTGTATGTGCCAATCACAGAAAATATGACTGCACTTAATGGTGTCCTAAAAATCGACATTAAATTTATAGAAGATAATGCCGTTCTTTTTACACAGACTCTTAAACTTATTGTCGAAAAATCTGTCCTCGATGGTAGCGTTTACATCGACTTTAGCAAGACAACTCTTGGTACAAAACTTCAAGACATCGAGGAAGGCATATCAGAGTTAAAAAATAAGTTTCCGGTTAAAACCACTGACATTGCTAACAATGCGGTTACTGCCGCTAAAATTGCTACCAATGCCGTTACTACAGGTAAACTTGCTGCAAAAGCAGTTACAACAGATAAACTCGCTGACGGTTCAGTTACAACTGATAAATTTGCTGATGGTTCCGTTACCAAAGACAAACTCGCTGACGGCTCTATTTCTGCCGATAAAATCTTAACATATGCTGTTAAGGAAGATAAGATTGAGCCTAACTCTATAACCTCACCCAAAATCGCTAATGGAGCTGTGACTGCTACGCACCTTTCTGCAGAGTTTCTCTCGTACATACAAGGCAAGGCTGATTTTGTTGACCTTGGAACGGTTGACTCTTGGGATGTTATCAAAGACATAGAAGTCAAAACTAAAACGATTTACTATGTCAGCACTTTTATTGGCTATATGTCAAACGACATTCAAACAGGAAACTGTATTGGTATCGGCAACCCATCATTAAATTGCCTGTATCTTATCAACACATCCACCGGTCTTTTATGGCGTGTAAATCTCACAGAGCAAACCTTCCAACTCTGTTCTAAAATCCCTGACGGTGCCATTAACGACACATCGCTTTTTTCCACAGATATTATTGCAAAATATCTGTCTATGCCTGTAACTCAAATCACAAGCACTTCCTTCGGCACCGAAACTTACAACTCATTAACCACGCCGGGAATTTATCAGCTTGACTCTTTTTCAGGTACACATCAAGTGGTTATTGTTCTGAAACCCGACACAGAGGCTCATCTAATGCAGATAAGACTCAATTATAACAACATCGATTTTAGAGGCATTTGGTGTACAACAGACGGAATTTACGCTGATGATGATTGGAAACCTTGGATGAGTTTGTGTCGATATACCGCTAAAGATACAACGCTCGCAGATGAGGGCGATAACTATTTAGCAAAAAATGTTGAGGCTGCGTTCTTGGAGGTGGCTCAAAAACTAGCTAAAAAAGCTGACATTGAATATGGCACCGTACAGCAAAACAACGCTTGGTACACAGATGCCTCGCAGGGATACTCGCTAACAGGTAATTACAGCATCATTGGAGATATGTGCATATTACGAGGCACAGCTCAATGCATCCAAGGTTGGGGTGTTGTGTATTACTCCCTACCTGTAGCCTCCCTGAAATCAAGCACAACACTTGCAATAAGCGGTAACAACTTCTTCTCAATCGCTACCGGCACTCTCGATAACATTTCTGTTCTTGAAATCCGAGACATTCATAATTCACTAATGCCCGGTACAACCATCAGCTTCACCTTAATCTATAAATGTAAATAGGAGGTTCATTATGGCAACACAAATCAAAACTGAATACACTCTTGAGCAGTTGACTCAACACACAGTAAATGTGCTTAAGGTCGACTCCGCAACTATCAACGGCACTCTGTATGAACTAGAGAGAACTAGACTGTGTTTTGCGAACTCCCCGGTAGGACGAGAGAAAATCTCCGAAACCTTACCCAAAGAGTACGCAGATGCAGTCTTTTCTATTTGGGGTGATGCTCCTACAATCACAGACCCCATCGTACCACAGGAGGAATAACCCATGGAAGCTCTATTCAGCAACTACTCTCTTACTGACATCCTTATTTTTCTTGTACTGCTTGTCCTCGCCATCAAGGAGGCCTTATCCATAAAGGACTGGTTCAAAGAGAGATTCTCAAAAATCTCAAATAAAAGCCTTGCATCCAAAAAGGAAAAGGAAAAAATGCAGGAGGACATCGAGGACCTAAACAAGTTCTATCAAGAAAAAGAGGTTGTCGATAGAGGGTTTGAAAATATAAACAGGCTAATTGCGATGCTCATTGAGTCAGACCGAGAGGCTATCAAGGCCTATATAACAGAACAGCACCACCGTTTTGTGTATGAGGTAGGTTGGATTGATGATTATTCCCTTGATTGCCTTGAAAAGAGATACTCGATTTATGAAAGAGAAGAGGGTAACTCTTTTGTGTTAGGTCTGATGAATGAGCTTCGAGATTTGCCTAAAATCCCACCAAATGAAATCGAAAGGACAGGTGCTTAATGAAAGAAAACTTTTTAACTTGGGCGAAATGTGCTGGCATTAGAGCCCTCAAAACCGTTGCACAAACAGCGGTCGCTTCTCTCGGTGTGTCTGCAGCGATGGAAGAAGTCAATTGGATTGCAGTTGGCTCGGCTTCCTTGCTTGCAGGCATTTTATCTTTACTCACATCTATCGCAGGTTTACCTGAGATTAACAAAACAAAGGAGGAATAATTATGGCATACACAAACAGCTCACTCGTAAATTACAAGAGAATTTCACCTAACAGAAACAGTCCTAGAAACCACAAGATTGACACCATTTCAATTCATTGTGTGGTAGGTCAGGTAACAGCCGAAACCCTCGGCAGTATTTTTGCAAACAGCTCCTATCAGGCATCTTCAAACTACGGTGTTGATAAGGATGGTAGAATCGGACTTTATGTAGAAGAAAAAGACCGCAGTTGGTGTACATCTTCTGCATCAAACGACAACAGAGCTATCACCATTGAGGTAGCTTCGGACACCTATCATCCTTACAGAATCACAGAAAAGGCTTACAAATCCTTAATCAAATTACTTGTAGATATCTGTAAGCGTAACGGCATCAAAAAGCTCCTGTGGAAGGGAGACAAGTCCCTCATCGGTCAGGTATCCAAGCAGAATATGACCGTTCACAGATGGTTTGCAAACAAGTCCTGCCCCGGCGATTACCTTTACAACCTTCACGATCAGATCGCCAAGGAGGTAAACGCACAGCTCACCACCTCAACTACTACGACAAAACCTGCGACCTCAACAACAACGAAGCCGGCTACAACGACAGCAACCACAAAGAAGGCAAAAGACCCTGCAAAGAGTTTCTCAAAGTCTCTCACAGGTACATACAAGGTCACAGCTACTGATGGACTCAATGTTCGTAGCGGTGCCGGTACAAACAAGGCATTGATGGTTGCAATTCCTAAAAACACAAAGGTGCAGTGCTACGGTTACTACACTACAGTTTCCGGTGTTAAATGGCTGTATGTTCAGTTTACATACAACAAGGTTACTTATACCGGTTTCTGTTGCAGCACTTACCTCAAGAAAGTTTAATACCTTTTAACTACGGCCCATCGGGATTTATTTCTCGGTGGGCTTATTTTTTTTGCCTTTTTTTTCAGATAACTTATGCCATGTGTATTCTGAAAAAATGTGCCAATTATTAAACACCTGCACAAAAACATCAACTTTAAGTTCAGCTTCGTCCTTATTTGAAAACGGCGGAGTAATTCCTACTTCCCACTCGGACTTAGCCCAATAGTAATACATTAAATCTGATTTCAGACTGCTGATGAAATCTTCTTTATTGTCTTTGTGCTTTTTGAAGCTGTCCATTACAGCGTTATAAAAAGAAGAATGCTTAAAGACATTCCACACTTCGATGTTTTTCGTATTCATATTCCGTCTAAAGACATTCCAAACTAAATCATTTCTTTTTTTCATTATTTACACCTTATAAAAAATTTTTTTGAAAAAAACCTAAACTTTTTGCTCTCCCGTGGCTTAAGGGTGAAGGAGGTTTTTTTATGCTAACTGATATTCAAAAACTACAAATTGAAAACATGAGAAAAAACGGAGAGAGCTATAACACAATCGCCAACGAATTAGGTATCACTTACAAGCAGGTGCGAGGATATCTTGACCGCAACAAAAATAACGGCTTCTGTTTGCAATGTAATCGTCCATTAACACAATCCGAACATCGAAAAGAAAAGAAATTCTGTTCTGACAAATGCCGGATGGCTTGGTGGAACGACCACAAAGAGCTCATTCAAAGGAAACCCCACCACACACAAGAGTGTGAATACTGCCACAAAACCTATAACTGTTACCGAACAAGGGCTTCAAAATACTGTTCCCGTGAATGCTATGCAAAAGCTCGCAGGAAGGGGTGATTATTGTGGATAACTATAAGGCTAAAGTTTTTAATTATAAAATTGCTATGTCCCTTGCTAACAAGCTGTTTCACGAAGGAACTATAAGCAAGTCGGAATATGCACGAATTGATACAATTATGACCAAAAAATACGGATTATCTTCGTGTAGTATATTCCGAGAAAACAAGCCATATTTACTTGAT